AGTCTCTCGGACTGGTGAAGAAGCTGCCTCTGTTCCCGTTCTGTACCGAAGTCGGCGGAAGCAGCTCCAATCCTGTGGGCGATTACTGTTGGCATCCGGCGAAGACGAGCGGCAACACTGGGGCCCGCTGCGGCGGCGTTGCGGACTCTGGCGCGTCCTGCGGTCGTGGGTGTGCGTCCTGGAACAACTCTTCCGGCTCCTCGGGCTGGTCTTCCGCGGCCCTCCCCTTCTTGATTTAACTCCTGTAGGGGGAGTCCAGAGGGGGACGTATTCCCCCTCTGGGTAGGTGATTCGATATGAAGAACCTTTTCAGTTTCTCGTCCTGTTTCCTGTGACGAATCACTTACCAAATCCCTATGGGCTTTTCATATCACATTGGGCCATCTGCGGCGGCAATGCGAACAATGGCGCGAACTGCGGTCGTGAGTATGCGAACTGGAACAACTCTTCCGGCAACTCGAACTGGAATTACGCGGCCCTCCACTTCTTTCGACGAGAAGGTTATAATTGTCGAGATATGTCAAGCCCTGCCCCTTGGCAAAAATGAAGCATACAGGAAATCGCTTAGTAGGTTTACTCTCGAAAGGCGATCTGCGAAAGAAGGTCTATCATGCCGAAAAGAATCGGCTTTGTATTTGAGAAGGTCGTATCCCCGGAAAACTGCGCAGCAGCGGTGCGGGATATGGCAAAGGCGAAACCGAAGGTGAGACGTGCTCAGAAGATGGCAGAAAATGCCGAGAAAATCGGAGCAAGGATTGCTCATGAGCTGTCAACCGGGACATGGAAACCGAAGCCGTATCACACAAAGACGATCAAGGACGGATACCATCAGAAGGAGAGGCACATTAAGGTGCCGTGCCTGTATGATCAGTGTATCCACCATGCGTTGATGAGGGTGACATCGCCCTATATCATGCGCCGGAACTACTTCTACAACTGCGGCAGTATTCCCAAAGCCGGACAAACCCGGGCTTGCAGGGCAGTGCGACGTTGGCTGGCAAAGAAGAAAATCGTCAAGTATGCGGCATCGCTGGATGTTTACCACTTCTTTGAAAACTGCGGGACTGAGGCCGTCATGACTGCACTGAGCCGCATTTTCAAGGATAAGCGATTTCTGGCTCTTCACCGACAGGTGATGGAGAGCATGGATGGCACACTGGCGATTGGCTTCAATGTGAGTCACTGGTATGCGAATCTTGTTCTGGGCTATGTTGATCGGATGATCAAACAGAAGCTGCTCAGAAACGGCGACTATGTGAGATTCATGGACGACATGGTACTGACCTCAAGCAATAAGCGGAGCCTGCACAAAGCCGTGCGCGGAGTTGCGGAACTGCTTGCGGAAATGAGTCTCTCACTCAAAAAGAACTGGCAGGTATACCGAATCCGTGGGAGAGGGATTAGCTTCCTTTCCTACAGATTCTTTCACGGGTATACGATCCTGCGCAAGCGGTTGGCTGTACGCATCAGCCGCAGGATCAAACAAACGGCCCGCAAGGGTCGGCGCAGAGTGCTCAAAGACGCTCAATCGATGATGAGCTACTACGGCATTCTGAAGCATTGCGACAGCTATCACTATAAACGGCGATGGGTATATCCCTACGTTGATTTCAAGCAGATGAGGAGGTACATCGGACATGAGAGTCGAGTTTGCAGAGCAGCCCCCTGTATTTGAGATCGCCCCGACGATCAACGGTCTGGCGATTGTGCGTTTTTACGAGGACGTGCAGACAGTCGAGAGCGAGGAGGGCACCCGGTTCAGTGCACTGTGCTATGAGACCGTGGTGCAGAACACCATCAACCTGTATGCCCGGATCGACAGAAATCTTGCCGCTTGGATCGCCAAAGCCAAGGCTGACACTGAGAAGCGGGCTGAAGAGGTGCTTCGCGTGCAGCGCGTAAACGCTGTGCCGGATCGCGTGACGGAGCTGGAGACGACGCAGGACGAAATGATCCTGCTGATGGCGGATATGATCGGAGGTGCCATCTGATGAGTGCGCTGAAGCTGAAGATTATGGTACGAGCCTGCCGGATCAGGCTCGAATCCGGCGAGAGCCTTGAGGCGATTCTGGAGAGCTATCCGGCACTGACCGAGGCGGACAAGGCCCAGCTCACCGATGCACTGGCTGCGTGAGGTGATGAACGATGATTAAGGCGAAGGATGCAATCGCTACCGCCCGATCCCTCATCGGAACGCCGTACAGCCAGATGGACTGTATCGGACTGGTTCGCGCAGTTATCCAGCGTAGTCCGGGCGGCGACCCGAGCTACCGCTGTGAGGGCACGAATTGGCTCTGGGACAGCATCAAAAACAGCGGCAAGTACAGGCATCTGGTCGCCCGTCAGGAAGGTCTGACGGGCGTACAGGCCGGAATGCTGCCGTTTAAGCGGTATGGCACCGATCAGGAAGATCATGTGGGCATCGCCACTGGTGAGGGCACGGTGATCCATTCCAGCAGCGTAAAGGGCTGCGTGGTGGAGACTCCGCTGACGGCTGCGGAGGGCTGGGATTTGCTGGGCACGCATCGGTACATTGAGACGGCTGAGATTGCCGTCGAGGAGGATAACACTATGATGAGTTACAACGCGAGAGTCGTGCTGAAGAATCCGGATGATCCCGACAATTACCTCAATGTGCGAAACGAGCCCTCCACGAAGGGGCGAGTGATCGGGAAGCTGGGCCACGGTGCCTCCGTAACGGTTCACGCTGCACCGAGCAAGGGCTGGCTGTACGTGAGCTTCGACGGCAGCGGGTTGGGCTATGTAAGCGCCGACTTCATCGAAGAGGTCGAAACGCCGGAGGAGCCGGAGATCGAGGAAGCCCCGGTCGATGACAACATGATGCGCTTTACCAGCTTGATCCGTAACGACGGTACGGTGATCGCCCTTGAGGGCAACTGGCGCGTTGCCGAAGATTAAGAGGGGGAGTTACCGTTGCAGAAGTTGCTGACCTCTCTGTTTAGCTGGATCGGTAAGATGATCGCTGCCGAGCTGCTCAAGCCGCTTGAGGAGATCAAAGCGACTCAGCGCGAGCAGGGGGAAGAGATCAAGACGCTGCGCAGGGAACAGAGTGAGAAAATCGAGAAGCTGGCGAGCCGGGTCGAAGAACTTCACACGGGTGATCCGATTGTGGAGGAGTGCGATCTGGCGAGTCTGGATAATCAAATCTGCACGCTGATCGGCAAGTGTCGTGATAAGGGATTTACAACGGCTGATGAGCGCCGACGCTGTGATCGAATGCACGAAGCCTACAGAGGCAGGGGCGGAAATCACGGCGAAGAGCTCGAGTATAAGAATGTGTTCTGCCGTCTTCCGACGGAAGAGGAATACAACCGAATGAAGAAAGGGGAATAAACCATGAATGAACTGCTGATTGATCTGACTCCGCTGCTCGAGGCTGTGCTGGGCCTGCTCTTCCTGCTGCTGATGCGCTACGCGATCCCGTGGGTGAAGACCAAGCTCACCAACGAGCAGATCGCCAAGGCGAAGACCCTTGTGGAGATCGGCGTATACGCTATGGAAAAGGCGTTCGGCGCTGGTCACGGCAAGGAGAAGCTCGAAGGTGTTGAGGCTCTTCTGGCTGAGAAGGGCATCAAGCTGGAGACCAATGTGCTGCTTCAGATGGTGAATGCTGAAATCAAAAAGATGGAACTGCTTGAGGCGGGCGGGGGTAGGGCGCTCGCTGAATGAAAAAATCCCGGCTTGAATCAACAAGCCGGGATATAAAACGAAAATCCGAACACATTCAACCTTGGCAGGAAGAACCAGTTCGGATTTTCACTATTTGGTGCACCATAAGCAGTAATATCCGAACTTGAAATTGTCGAGCAATTTTCTCCCGAAATGTTGTAATAGATGGTGATTTTCTTCCCTCCGTCGCCCAAATCGTATACATCGACGCGATTTACGAGGGTATTGATGATCTGAGAACGGAATTCCGTACTGTTTATATCACCATTTTTGAAAGAAATCAACCAAAAAACGATGCGATTTTTTTCGATGGTTGGTTTGGAAATTTCTTCAACGGCGATCTGCGAAAGCAGATCGCTTTTTTGAGCTTCGAGATCAAGCATACGGGATTTGGTTGTTTCAGTGATAATGCCTTGTTCAATGGCAGTCAATAGGTTGGAGATGGAACGCTCGGTTTCCTTGAGTCGCCCTTGCAATTCCCGGAGGAAGCTCTGGTCATTGCACTCCTTTTCGTAAATCTCCACGACCTTATCAGCAATCTGTTCGATGGTTTCATCGGTGAGCACTTTAGCGATGGTCTCACGAACGACGGCTTCCTCAAGCCAGTCCTTTTTCTCAATCGCTTTACGGCAGGATTTGGAGCTCTTCTTTCGGGTGGCACATTTATAATAATAATGGATCGTTCCCGTATGACTCGTACCGGATTCGCCGATCAGCGGAGCACCGCATTCACCGCAGAATGCCTTGGTGGTGAGAAGAAAACTGACAGCACTTTTGTAATGGGCTTTCGCCTTGGCGACAATACCCAGACGCTGCTGCACGCGATTAAACTGAGCTTTATCGATGATAGCGGGCATGGTGTTCGGGTTTACCATACCGTCGTAGGTGTAGGAACCGATGTATTTTGGATTTCTGAGGATGCTATAGAGACTGTTCTTGCCAAATTCACGTCCGCGAGCGGTTTTGAAACCGCGCTCATTAAGCACCTTTATAATATCCTGCGCAGAGTGGTCTGTATCGTACATATCGAAGATGATGGAGATTGCTTTCGCCCCAACTGGGTCGATCTCATATTTACCATCTTTACCGATACGATAGCCCAGAGGGACGGTGCCGCCGTTTGATTTGCTCTTGAGAGCATTGCCCTCATGCCCACGACGTACCTTACGGGATAGTTCTTCAGAATAATATTCAGCCCAGCCCTCAAGGACGGACTCCAGAATAATGCCCTCCGGTCCGTCTGGGATTTCCTGCTTGGCGTAGTAAATTTTGACACCATTCTTCTTGAGCTGGTGTTTGTAGATCGCTGAGTAATAACGTGTGCGGGCAAAACGATCCAGCGTATACATGATGACGGCCTGAAATTTCCCTCGAGCGGATTCCTTCACCATCCGTTGAAACTCAGGACGTTCATCCGTTTTGCCTGTGATTCGGCGATCTGCATAGATACCGATGATGTTCATCCCATGAGCTGCTGCGTATTCTCGGCATTCGCGTACCTGATCCTCGATGGATTTATCCCTTTGATTGGAGCCGGGGGAATAGCGGGCATAGATGACTGCGTTGATCATAAGATCACCTCTTACAGTACGGGGCCTTGGAATGCGACGGCTTTACCGAGGATTTTGAAAGAACGAGTTTCGTTTGGCCCACCAATGATAATGGGACGATAGCGAGGGTTTTCTGCACGCAGCTCAATACGACCTTCGGAAAGGTGATATACGCGCTTGAGGGTAGCTTCATCATCGATCAGAACAGCAGCGATAGTGCCGTCATCTACAAATTCCTGCTGCTTGATAAATACGATGTCTCCATC